TTATACTTTTCGGCGTTTGAGAGCGAGCAAAGTTCGATAGAAAATGATTTGGCTGCTCTGGATATAGGGAAGGATTGAAAAACTAGCAATTCCAAAAGTAATCCAATTGAGGAAGTACCAAGGAAGTAGTTGTAAATCGAGGACAAAGCGCTGGAATTTGTAACCTTTCATCAAGAAACGGCTGGTTCTCAGGATTTGGCTTGGTTTAGCCTGTCCTAAATCCAGAGTGTCGCAGAGGAGGAATTCTACCTGCGAGTAGGCGTAATGTTGCGGAACGTAGAGGATGTTCCCTACAATCATCAAGATGAGGCTCGCGAAAAAGTAGAGGCCAAAGGTCATAAGGAATTGCTCGGTTTCAAGGGATGAGAGGTTTAATTTTGGAAATTCAGGATGTAGGGCGACAAATCTCCGAGCTAAGAGATTGCTATAAAAGAGAAAATAAACGCCTACTAAGTTTGGAATGCTCCATAAAAAGAGGTAGAAACGTTTGAGGAGCAGAGTGAGGAAGGTTTGCGAGAAGCGCTCTGCAGCAAAGAGGGCCAGGCTTGATTTTACTGAGAGTTCTGTATCAGGATCCTTGAGGAGTCGGAGTGTCGCAAAGGCAGTACCTGCTAGAAAAATCGTGCTCACAAAAGAAACCACTAACGGGAAGAGATAGGCTTGGAGTACTTGTGCCAGCATGCTGAAAAAGGATTGCTCTAAAACACTTTCTTGGAGACGAGCCAAGGGGTTGAGAAAGCCTGATAAGATGACCAGCATGCTAGGTAAGAGATAGACGAGAAAGAGGCGGGGATTTTCAGCCTGAAATTGCCTCGTCTGCAGACGAATGGTTTTTAAATCAATTTTTGGGTATTTCATTCTTTCATTATACCATAAATAGTACACAGCTTGCTAATCCTTTGAAACCAGTGGACTTATAGCGTGTTAAGCAAAAGTGAATACGAGATTGAATACGACTTTACTTTTAGCTGGAGCGGATGAAATCCATGAACTGGTCAACGACTTCAACACGTTGATTATCATTGATGTGGGTATACATATCAAGGGTGATTTGAACATTATTGTGACCGAGTCTATCTGAAATGATTTTCGCTGTAACACCAGCTTCAAACAGAAGAGAAGCATGTGTATGCCTAAATCCGTGAGGCGAAATTTTTTTAAGATCTTTGTGTTTACAAAAGAATCTGCTAAGCTTCACTTTCATAGTTGCGGCTAAAAGCCATCCCCCTATGTCATTCGTAAAAATATAATTTGAATCATGTTTGTAAGGCACACCAGCCTGGAAATATTCTTTTATTTGCTGTCGTTTCCAGAGTTTCAAAACATTCAGAGTTTCATCATCTAAGGTGATAACCCTCTTACTCCTTTTGGTTTTAGGATCCTGGACAGTTTGTTTTTTGCCAATCACGACAGCCGTGCGAGAAATGCTTAACCGTTTATTCTCAAAGTCAACATCTGACCACATGAGGCCGATTGCCTCTCCAGTTCTCAATCCAGAAAAAGCGAGTAAGTGGAAAAAAGTGTAGTCTACAGGCTTAAAATTTGCTCTGGAAACTTTAAGGAATTCCGTTAGTTCCTGTTTTGTATAGTAGTTTTCTTTGCCCTTTAAGGGTTTATTTTTAGGCTTGATAATCTTGTCTAAGGGATTTGACTTAATGATGTCAAGAGAAGCGGCATACTTGAAAATACGGCTGATGACAGAGTAGTAATTAGCATATAGGATATAGCGATTACTTAACTTGATAGCAACCTTTTGACAATAAGCTACACTGATTTGCTGAATCTTCATATCTGTAAAATATGAGTCAATCATAATATCAAGCTTTTTCTTAACATTCTGATAGGTTGTTGGTTTTACAGTGCTTTTATAACTGTCAAGCCATAACTCAGCGACTTCAGTGAAAGTAGGGTTCTGGAAATCTTCATTGTTTGAAAAACCATTCTCTTCAACGTCTAAGAGAAGGTCACGTTCGGCAGCCTTGGCCTCTTTTATAGTTTTAAAACCACGTCTTGTTGTGCGTTTTTCTTTTCCAGTTGCAGGGTCTATGCCCAGGTATGTTTGAAAGAGATATCTAGTCTCTCCTTTTTTTGTAATGTATTTTTTTATCATAAAAAGTCCTTTCTTTTCGATTGCTTGCCCGCATAGTTGAAAAGGTGTAGAACTTATGATAAACTATAATTGTATTTTTTTATCATCCTTTCCATTGCTTGTCACATGGAAGGTTGAAACCTCACACTCAAAAACTTGGCAGTCGGAGAGTGTGGGGATTTTTTTATTTTAATATTCAAAACCATCCACTAAAAATAGAGGAATTTCTTTCCCTTTATATGAGTGAGTTCCGTTTGCTCTGACATAAAATTTTGATACCTTAGTTACATCAAAATCCTCTTCATCATCAACAAATATTTTTAAAATAGCAGGGTTATCTTTTTTCCCGTTTAGATGAATTAAATACTTTGAAAAAACTGTACTTGGGTCAACAACTTGAATCACTGAGTCATCAATAACTAATTTTGTATCATCAGGCCAAGCTCCGTACCAGTTATTATCTACAATTTTATAATCTCCAATCGGTGTTGATTTAAAATTTTTAGCTGGCTTAATTTTCGCTTTGCCTTCTGATTTTTCAAGTCCATGACTAGAACTAGAAGATGTTTTTGATATTTCACTAGTTTTTGATGCGCTATTTTCTTTTGTTTCACTACAAGATGCTAATAAAGTTATAAGAACCACGATTGTAGTTAATAATGTTATCTTCTTCATTTTTTTCCTTACTGATTAATTTACTAATGCTAGATATTCTTCTTTGACCATGACCTCTTCGGCTATGGTTTTTATTTCTCCCGATAAATGTCCACGACTTCGCCGATAATTCGGAAGTCTGTGTCTGGTGTGATTGGCATGTCCTTGTATGCAGGGTTTAGGCTGTGTAAGTAAGCTTGGTCTTCATCAATAACAAGCTGCTTGATATAAGCATCGCCGTTGTAGTTGAATACTCCGATAACACCGTTATTTAAGTCCACGCTGGTCTGAATGAATACCAGGTCGCCGTCATGATAGTCAGGCTCCATGGAGTCCCCTTTGATTGGAATGACGAAGTCGGCATCGATATCTACTGGCAACTCAATCCGCTCCACTCGTACATCGTTCAAATACTGGCCTGTACCTGCAGAAGCTGGGTGGTCGTAGTAGTCGTAACTGTAGAGCTGAATGACTTCTGATACTTCGTTTTCCTTCGTTTCTTCTTCGTTTTTCTGCTCGTTCAGTTGCCTCTTTGCATAATTCAGGACTTTTACTTGTCTTGTAGGGTTTAGTTCATCGTAGATGGTTTGGATGGAGGAAGTGGGAGAAGAAGAGTCTTTTTGAATCGGAGGGAAAAGGTCATCAATCGAAATGTTAAAAGCATTCGCCAAATCAAACATTGTATCCTTTTTAGGAGATCTAAAACCTTTCTCATAATTCCCGATAGCATTTTTACTTATCCCTATCTTAGTCCCTAATTCTTGTTGAGTCCAACCATTTTGAAGCCTATATTGCTTTATATTTTCGCCTATTACAATGGCAATTTCTTCTTTATTCATGATTGAGTCCTTTTTATTTTTCTATAAGTAAAGTATAACACAAAACCCACGAAAAGAAAACTTTTTTTACTTTTTCGTAAAAAAATTGTTGACAGCCCACGAAACGTGTGCTATAATTAAATCAAGCTTAAGGAAATAACAAAAACAAAGCAGAGGAAAACATCATGAATAAAGAACTTACAACACAAGAACAAATCGCACTAGCAAAAGAAATCTTACAAGTCAAGAATCGCAGAGAACGCTCATTGAAACTTGGAGAAATCCTAGATCGTGAAAAGTTATCAGTAGATGATATGTACGCATTGTACAACACACTACTAACAGCAATCAGAGTTTATGGCGACGTCATCGGATTTGACGACAAAGATTTTCAAGAAATGGCTCTTACAATCTTGGTTCTTGAAAAGGTTGAAGAAGCGAAAGAAGCTAGGGTAGCGTAGAGGGGTGCGATTCCCCTCCTAGTTATTGCTCATAGAGCAAAAAAAAGAGAAAGGAGGAAAAGAGGTGGAAAGTGTTGAAATTGTTGAATTAATAAAAATTACATTTAAACGAGGGAAAGGAACAGAAGATGACCCAATTAGAGTTGTAACTCAGTATTGGGACAAAGAAAATGTATTAATCTTTGAGAAAGATTAATTATCTCTTCTTTCAATAGAATTTCGGTAGGAATCAGGTAATAGGTTATATATGTCTAGAATTTTTTTAGGTTGGGTGATTCGATTATCTACAATCAAGTTGATAAAACTTAACAATGATAAAGCTAACTCTTTGTTATCTTTTATGTCTATTTGACCTGGATGTACAGCATTATTCCCTATTACTCTAACACTGTCTAGCATTTGTTGAATTTCTATTGGCATTCCTTTAGAGACAAGACTTCCAATTTGGGTATTTAAATCTTTACCCTGTGCGTTTAAATGAGCAACAAGCTTTTCAATAGCTAGACGGGATAGAGCTGCAGAAGCTCTAGGCGAGATATTTAGAACTTCGCCTGCTTCAATATAGATTTCTTTCACATCATCAGGCATATCATTATTAGGTTTAGGCACTCCTTCGGCAACATTTGGGAAAATTAATGCCAACGTTGCATCGCTTGTGTTTAATACGACCCTGGGGCTATACGTTATTTGGATTTCATTTGTTATCCAAATAGAAAATTGATTACAGGCCTGACATTGTGCAATTATAATAAATTTGATAGATTCGTTGTAATCTCTATTGATATTAATAGGATTATAAGTCCATAAATGGGAAGAGAAACCTGAACATACAGGGCATTGAAAGGCTTTTGAATTGCCTGCGAAGCCACCGCCTAGGCTTAATTTAGAAAGGTCAAATGACATATTATTTCTCCAATCGTTTTATTTTGATTATACCATATTTGAAAGGGGTGAGGAAATGAGACCAAGACGGTATCCATATAGCGGGAAAATAAAAGCCTCAACTACAGAAATAGTCAAGGCTTGGAAAGATGCTTACTCAGACTTTATTGCCAAAACCCAAAATAAGCAAGAAAGCTCTGAGCAGGAATTAGTTAATGCTATTTTGAGAGTTCAGATGAATTAAGATAAGGAGGTAGGAACGTGCAAATTTATTTGTATCAACTAAGAAAAGAAAAAGGCATTACACAGAAAGAATTAGCTCAAAAACTTGGAATTTCTGAGACGGCATATCGTCAGAAAGAGAAGGGACAGAGCGCTTTTAAATCAGACGAAATGTTTATTATCGCCGATATTCTAGAAAAAGATATTGGCGAAATTTTTTCAGATCCAAGGCCACGAAACGTGGTTATTTAAAAACAAAAAAGCACCTGACAGCAATCAGGCGCATACTTAAATAATTAAAACCATTATATCACAAAAATGCTTGCCCGCATAGTTGAGAGGATGTAGAAAATGGAAGGAATAACGTTACAATTACGATTGGATGGCGAAAGTGCTGAATTGTTCACGAATCAATTATTGGCCTTTGCTGAAAAGCAGGTCAAGGAGCAGTTAGAGAATGATCGTATGCCAATCAATCAACAGGCTTTGATGAAGAAGTTCGGCTTTACTCACGGCTATATTAAGAAGTTAGAACGCAAAGGATTAAGATTTCGTAAGCAAGGGAAAGATATTATGTACGATGTCAATGATGTTTATGAGATTTTAGAGTTAGAAAAACAAGTACGAAAATTAAGAGCGTAAAGGAGAACAAAATGACAGAACCAACTTTATCAAGCCAATTGCTTGGCTTAGTGGCAATCTTTATCGTGGTATTCATCCTGTTGCTACTGACTGATAAAAATGAAAAATCGGATGAACAAAATGTAGTAGTCATCATTGAAAAAACAGAAGATTTCGGAGAAGTTGCCCGAAGAAACTTGAAAAACTGTGATAGAGGATTCACTTATGATTCCCAACCACCTGTCGGACTTCCTTCATCGATAGAGGACGTACCACAAGTTTTTAGAGCATGCATCGAAGATTATGACAGACTGGCTCGTGATTATCATGAAGAAGCGAGAAATAATGATCTTCTAAGAAGTCAAAATGCAGGCCTCTTAGAAGAAAATGGGCGTTTGCTTTATCAGGAAATGACTTTGGATTTCCGTAAGAATCCAAGAAAATGGAGGGCAAAGACATGACTGTTAGCCGTGACATGAGCGAGATGGAAATCCGTGTGTTAAACATGATCATGAATTGCGCTACTTTCGACCTGCCCATTCAAGCGAGCGAAATCCGCCTAGAAACTGGACTGTCGAAGCGTAAGCTGGAAGAGGTCATTGAGAGTCTGCGTGTGAATTTTGGTCATCCTATTGTGGCTAAAAAGATGAAGCCGAACGGATATTACTTGCCTCGTAGCGAGGAAGAGCGACAAGCAGGACTTGCTCCTTATCGTCGTCAAATTTTGACCGAGCAAAAGAACCTTGCTGCGGTGATGAATATTGACCTAGAAAAATACTGGGGGAATAGCGCATGAGTGAAATCAAATGGATTAAGATTACGACGGATATTTTTGATGATGAAAAGATACGTCTTATTGATGCACTACCAGATCATGATGCAATTTTGGTTATTTGGTTTAAAATTCTAGCTCTTGCTGGCAAACATAATCGCAACGGACTTTTGATGATGTCAGATAAAGTTCATTACACTGATGAGATGCTTGCTACAATTTTTCAAAGACCTCTAAATAGTGTAAGAATGGCTCTAGGAGTCTTTGAACAGTTTGGAATGATTGAGATTATCGACGGAGTCATCACATTACCAAACTGGGAGAAGCACCAAAATATTGATGGCATGGAAAGAATCAAGGAACAAACACGGAATCGTGTAGCAAGACACCGTGAAAAACAGAAAAGTCTTGCACTAGGTAACGTTACATGTAACGTTACAGTAACGGACGGTAACGCACTAGAAGAAGAAGCAGAAGGAGATAAGACTAAGATTAAGAATAGATTAGATAAAGATAAGAATATAACTACTACTAGTAGTAGCGAAAACATCCTTGAATTATTCCAATCTGAGTTTCGTAGATTACTATCAGGTTTTGAGATTGAGGAAATCAATCATCTGCTAAAGGAAAATGATGCTGAGCTAGTTAAAGAAGCATTGAAGACAGCTATTAATTTAGGTAAACCAAACATCAAATATATTGGTGGCATTTTAAGAAATTGGCAGATGAACCAGGTTACGACAGTTGAACAAGTTCGACAATCGGAAAAGCAACACAAGGAGAAAAAATCAGGACAGGAGGTAAAAGATGAATGGGGATTTTAGAAGTTATCAAGCAATTTGAAGATGAATTTTATCCTATTAGCGAAGAAAAGAAGTCACTGCTTATAAAACAACCTCTCTCTACTGTCATAGCCTGCTTGTCAGATATGGCTAGCTGGCAGGCTTGTGGGGGTAAGGTATCATGGTAACCAATGCACTAGAAGAAACGGCTTTATCTTACCTCAGGAATACTGAACAGCAGGATGAAATTTGCGACAAGCACGGAATTCCTCTTATCAAAATCCTCCGGACAAATGATGTACTCTGTCGCTTATGCGAATCAGAACGGATCCATGCAGAGAATCAATTGAAAGTTGATGAGCTGGCTGATGCAGAGCATGAGCGAGAGCGGAAATTTTATCTTGAGAAATTCTCTCTCTATGATGATGTCCTGAAAAATGCTACTCTTGACAACTTCGACACACCGACTGAAAAAGAAGCGCAAAAGCTAGCTTTTGCAAAGAGGATTTGTCGGGAGTGGTCCGAGGGCGCTAGGAACAATATTGTTTTTCAAGGAGAAGCTGGAACAGGTAAAAGCCATCTTGCTTTTGCTATGATGAAATATTTATCAGAGACTACAAAGGAAATTGCCATCTTTATCAATGTCACGGACTTGTTAATGAAAATCAAGGCGGACTTTAGTCAGGAAGAGTTCCTGGTCAATAAAATCGCTAGTGCAAAGTTTTTGGTCTTGGATGATCTTGGTATGGAGAAGGACAGTGAGTGGTCCTTCAATATCCTTTACAACATTCTCAACAAAAGGGCCAATACGGTTATCACGACTAATCTGACTGCACAAGAAATTCAGAAGCGATATGGTCGACCGTTTATGAGTCGGTTGATGAAGGGTGTAGACAATGATCATCTGATGGTATTTAATGACTTAAAAAATAAAAGGAAAGAGTACTTTTAGAAAGGTGGTGTCTCTTGTTATTGAATCTTTACTTCGCCTACAACGGACACTGCAAGTTTTTTCTTGGAAGTTTTAACAATGTGGATGAACTTATCGAACGGATGAAAGACCATCAATGGGCTTTCTCAGGTATCACCAGACCAAAATTCAAGAAACACATCGGAAAAGACGATGTGAGGTTTGATTATGGTGCGATAGATTGCTATTACTTAGCAACAAAATCAACGTGCCGCGAACCACGTTAAAAGCGAGCTAGGAATGTGTCAGTAAAGGTTATGTGACCTTGGACGAGCGACTGCCCGTATTTAGCCAAGCACACAAAGGCAGTCGCATTTTTTGGAAAATGATATGAATGAAATCAAAGAAAAAGCCCTGGCGAAGTTGCTAGAGGAATTAAATCAACCACATGATAACTCACTTGACCGTATTCATAACTGGATATGCGATCAGGAGGATGAGGAATTATTTAAAGGAATCTTAAAAGAGCGATACTCTCTAAAATGCGCTTTAAGCTTCGCAAAAGAGAAAGCTCGTAAATTTGCTGAAAATGGAGTCGCTTGTATCGATGATGCTACTGTATTCAGATGGATTCGAGAATATTTTATCTCAAATTCGCAAGTATCTAACATGAAGCAGGTGCCTGTAGAATCCGTCAAGAAGAAGGCAGAGAAACCAAAAATTCCTCCTGAAAATAAAGTTAAAGTGGTCAAAATTAAGGAAGAGAAAGGAGTAGTCGAAAAGCAAATGAGCATTTTCGATTTCTTGGACGAATGAAAAACGAACAATGGAAGCGAGAAGCTGATAGACGATTGAAACCACCTGCAGATTTCTGGCGCTGGTGCTACTCGCAAATCACAACGTATAAATGGAGCAATAAGGACAAGACCATAATCGCTTCAGATTTGAACCTTGGCTATTGCATAGAGAAGCGACTGACAAAGTCATCACGGCTCACTTTTTATGACAAGACCTATTTTTTCTCAATCATTCTCAGCACGTCGAAACGCATCGAGATTCAATCTTATGAATTTAGCTCGAAGCTGGTTGAAGGAAAACAGTTTATTGATTGGCAATTTACAAATTTGGAGAGATTTGAAAATGACAAACATGTGAAGATTGGCCAAGATTACAACGGACAATTTTATCCGTCTCTATTCGCCAATTTCTTTAGTGGCGGTTTTTACACAGGAAATATTTTTTATCCAAACAACTGGGCTGAGAGACTTAGAAAAGTATCTGAGCTCAAATATTTGAAGTTTGGATACATCGATTACTGGGAAATTGAACGGCTTTACAAATACAAGTTTGAAATTGAATTCGCTCAGAAAATTCATGCTTATAGGTTGGCCAACGAAATCATGTATCCAAATTATAGGTTTGGATTCACAAGAACCGTAGATATGCGAACCTTGAACCGTAGATGGCTTCAGAAGAATAAACAATTCTTTAAGAACTCAAATCGTAGTTTTAATGAATTTGAATTGAGCCGTCGATTAAAAGAACGGAACGGCCAGCTAGTACCTGGCATCGAGTCTTATCTGACATACCACGATATCAAGCATATACCTAAAGGTGTAGGGATCAATAAGTTTCAGAATTGGGTTATCAAGAATAGTATTGAATTCAATGAATATCTTGATTACCTCAAAATGCTTCGAGAGATGGGTATTGAGCCTGAAGGTGATGCTATGCTTGTACCAAAGGACTTCACGGCCATGCACAATCACACAGTCGGATTATACAATCAATTCGTTGAAGAAAGACGCAAACTGGAAGATAAGAAGAAACGCAAGCAGCTTGAATCTGAGTTCAAACTTAGAGAAGGAATGGATAAGACAATCAATGGATATGCATTTCATGTCCCTAGAAAAGTGGCAGAACTGATCTACGAAGGTAAGAAGCTACATCACTGCGTAAGCTCATACACAGACAAGCATTTCAAAGGGGATACCTTAATAGTCTTTGTACGCTTATCAAATCAACCAAAAACACCTCTTTACACACTCGAGGTAAAGCAGGGTAAGATAGTCCAGTTTCGTGGAAAGTATAACGAAGATGTCCCAAAGGATGTCTGGGACATAGCCAATGAATGGATGAAGCAAACGAAATTAGTATCAAAAGCAGCATAAAGAAAAAAGGAGTTAGAAGATGATGGAAGAATTAAAGAAAAAAGTTAATGGAGTATACGGCTGGTCGGTAGAAGATGGGAAACCTAAACCTCCCAAGCAAGATTTACCACAAGCGGTAAGAGACAGAGCAGACTATTTCTGGGAAATGACAGAAGATGGCATGACGTTTATGGGAGCGATGGAATGTATCTTTGCTGATGAAAAACCTAAAGACTATGATTTGGGAGCTACTAAGAGGTGGTTGCCAAAATCTAAGGAGTTTGATGATTGGGTTGGCTATTCGCCAGGAATGTCTCAGGTAGTTATTGCAGTTTATTTGATTTATGGAGGAAACCAAGATGAATAAAGAAAAAGTGTTTATAGAGGGATATGAAGTTGGTTTTCTAGTAGACACAACGGGGGCTAGGGAAAAGAAAATTCAAGTCGCTAGTGGAGAAATCGTGAGTATAGACGAGAGATTCATTTACAAATCAATTGAACGTGAGAAAGTCAAAATCCCGCAGGTCGTTGCGGAATTTATAGAATTTAAAAAGAAAAACAATTTCCATGTTTACGGCGCAATGAGAACAATTGAAGATCATTATGACAAGAAAGTTCCTGATTGGTTTTACGAAAATAATATCGAAACATTCGCTCGTGCATGGCTGGATGGCTACGAGATTCAGGAAACAAGGTATGTAGTGACAGATGGCAATCATTTGTATTTCAAAAACTATCAAGAAGATATTGAAATTGTCATACTAGTGGATGAACAACCTGGCACGATAGAGTATGTCAAGAAATTCAACACAAAAGAAGAAGCTCAAGAGGCTGCGGATATTCTTGGTTGGAAAGTTCAGGAGGTGGAGTGATGTCATGTAGTGAAAATTTTAAAAAAGAAAAAGAATTGTCTGCTGCTATTTCAAATCTCAAGATAGAAGTCTTACAAAATGATGATAAATTGAGCAGTCAATCATTAAGTAACATCAAAAGGCAAGCAAGGGATCTATATGAATGCCTAGTATGGTTGCAGTATAATGCGGAGGAGGCAGGTAGATGAGCTATGATTTGGAAATTCTAGCAAAAATAGAAAACGGACAATATATCTGCATTGATGAACCTAAGCATCGTTCTCCGACTTACAATCTTGGAAAAATGTTTAGGGCAGCTATGGATTGGGATTTCGACCAAGGTACCATTTACAATGTCGCTGATATTTTTGAAAATATTCAACGTGGTATAGCTGAATTGGAAAGACAACCTGAAAAGTATGTGCAATATGAACCTGAAAACAAATGGGGGACTGTCAGCAGTGCGTTAGAAGATTTAAGATCATTGAGAGATTGTATTTTAGGACAAGATATCGATACAAAATACTTATATGTGAGGTGGTAACATGAAGCGACCAAACAGACACCCTTACACACGAAGTCAGTGGGTTGAAGAAACCGCTGATTATTATACATATGCAGACGGTATTTATTTTACAAGTCATGTTTTAAAAAATAGACTCACTAGAGAAATTAAGAGCAAGGAGTAGAGTAATGGAAGAAGTTATTATGGCTACACTGCCTAACAATGAGTTAAATCGTTTGATAAAAATTGAAACTGCAGTTGAGAATTTAATTGAAAACGGAATACTTGATGAAGATCTTTTCAACGAGTATTTGAGAGAAATATAGATTAAGGAGGTCACAGATTGAAACGAAAAAGCATATCTAAAGTCATGAGACAAAAAGTTTTAGATAAGTACGACGGTCATTGCGCTTATTGTGGCAAGGAATTGGATTTGAAAACTTTGAGAGTGGATCATTTGCATCCTCACTATCGAGGCGGAGAGGATAGTTTTGAAAACTATATGCCTGCTTGCTATCAATGCAATTTCTACAAATCTACTCTTCTGTTAGAAGAATTTAGAGAGCAGATGTCTACTTTGCACGAAAGAATCACCAAGCCATTCATAGCAAGGCTTGGGTTAGATTATGGAATCATTAAAATTGAACCATTCGACGGAAAGTTTTATTTTGAGGAGGAACACGAGAAATGAAACGATTCATCGCAATCTGGATATTATTGTCTGCTGGATTAAATATCTGGCAGAGTATCCACATAAAAAAACTAGAAGAAAAGCGCCCGATTATCGTCTATAAAGCGGATAACGTAGGCGCTGAGATATTCGGCAAGGTCGTCGAGAAAGGACGACACGGAAAGCTATACACAATTACCATTCGTGATTACGGTGTGTTCGTGGTTACGAACGAAGTTTATGAAAATGTGAAAGTTGGGGATGAGGCGAGGTTATAATGGACGATATTTTAAAAGCTTTAGCTAAAATGCTAAATATGACAGTTGAGGAAGTGAGTTCTTTAATTGAAACATTTAAAGGGAATGCCCCGCAGATTTATGAGATGATCATCAAAGAAAAAATGATGCATGATATATTTAGTTTACTTGAGACTGTTTCTTTTGCAGCGTTGTTCGTTTCTGTTATTCTTTTAGTATTTTTCTTGGTTATGAACTTTCGCTACGATACTGCATATATTAGTGGTTGGGATGTTCCTACAGGCAAAACAAAAGAAGAGTACAAAGGAGAGTTAATTGCTCAGGCTAGACAAACTTATGTACCCATTATAAAAATTAATTTTATTACATCGGGTGTAATTCTAATATTGTGGATTACTTCGATTGCTTTAAAAATAACTCTGGCTCAAAATTATATATTCATTGTGAATGAAATTTTACCAAGATTAACAAATAAATAAGAGGTATCATGAACACATTAGAAAACGTAAAACAATGGTTTATTGAGCGTGACTTAGAAAACGGTGGACGGTTAGACAAGCAGTCGATCAAACTCAGTGAAGAGTTCGGAGAGTTATGCGCTGGCTATCTCAAGAAGAATGAGAAGCTGGCCAAGGACAGTATCGGAGATTGTGCAGTCGTGATTGTCGGTTTAGCCTTGCTCATCAAGGAAGATGTGAATCAGATTTTCAAAGAATCTGATAATATCAAGAGAAAAGATGCAATGGAAAGCTTCATATCACTTAATGCAAATATTAGTGAGTTTCAACTATCACAAGGGTTTGCTAGTAAGGTATTGTGCAGACATAATCTAGTACGCTCGATCGGTTACCTGAAATCAATCAGCAATGCGCTTGGATATGATTTTGATGAATGCTTTGAACTAGCCTATCAAGAAATCAAAGACCGTAAAGGTCGCTGGATTGACGGAAGTTTCGTGAAAGAGGAGGATTTATAAGATGACACCGAAATTCAGAGCGTGGGATAAAGCGCGAAACGAAATGAATTATAAAGTTATGGTAGGCAATTGTGACACAGATGACGAAAACTGGACTTGTCCTATCATTTGGATTGAAGAAAGAAAAGACGGGTTACATTTTGATGATTATGAATGTATCATGCAATCAACAGGCCTCGAAGATGATTTTGGGAAGGAAATTTTTGAAGGAGATGTCATCCTTTGGACTTATTGGGATGAATTTGAAGATAGTGGCAGAGCAAAAATTGTCTTTGATAAAGGTATGTTTAAGTTGTTAGATATACACACAGAAAAAGAGGTCTGGGATAGTCTATTTGACTGTATTGAAAACTGTAATGTATACCTTCAAGGAAATGTCTACGAAAATCCAGAGCTTTTGGAGGAAGAAAAATGAAACCAGAAAAAATTGACAACATAAACAAACCAAGCCACTACCAAGGCTCAAAAGGCCTTGAAAGTATTGAAGTGATTGATAACTTCATTGGCAACTTGCCAGGTAAGGCTGCATGGTGCTGGGGTAACGCTATCAAGTATCTATTGCGATTTCAGAAGAAAAACGGTCTTGAAGATTTGAAAAAAGCACGCAAGAACCTTGATTGGCTTATCGAGGAGATAGAACATGAGAATAAAAACATCAAATGATTCTATCATCAACGTTGATAGCGTGAAGGATAGCATCACAATTGAAGGGGTTGAGTTTGGTTCAGATTGTAGTGCTTTAGTATCTAAGAACAAAGACGGGACAGGAACGATCACTCTGATATTTGAAGGAAAAATTATTTGAAATACACGAGGAGATTTGCAAGATGCAGCTAAGATTAAAAGAATTTAGAGAGGACCTAGGGCTCTCTGTCAAAGATATGGCTAGGGATACGGGTGTTTCTCAAAATACAATTCACTTGTATGAGCGAGGTGGATATCCGTCTATTAAGCAAATTGAAATGATTGCTAAAACCTATGATGTAAATCCTGCTTGGCTTGTAGGGTGGATAGATGATGAAATGATGCCTGCAATCCAGGTAGTTGAAAAAGTGGTCTACAAAGAGAGTCCAACAGCAAGGCTGCCAGATTATCACAATAACAATAACGACGGTAAGATTATCAAGTGGATTAAAAGTAAAAGATATATGGGAGGTAAGGCTTGGTCAAAAAGAACTTAACAAAGGCACGAAGAGATTATCTTGAGTTTGAACTCGATGATAAATATTTAAAGATTGACAAACTTATCGGCCAACGAAGGCATGAGCTAGAACGTTTGTACGAAGTTAAGCATCTTACTGTTCCTGGTATTGATGATACTGGAGCAAGTGGCAGTGGGACATTCGTCAACAGGTCGGAGAATCTAGCGGTTGCTTATGCAAGCGATCCTATGATTTTAAGATTAGAAAATCTCCAAAACGCTATTTCCCAATTACTAGAGAATCTAGAACCAGATGACAAAAAAATCTTTTATCTTCGTTGGGGAGAACATACTGGATACGACTGGATTCAAGTTTGGCACATCATGGAGAACGGAGAAACTGGATACCTCTACAGGCATAGCAAGCAGATTTACAGAAGACGTGAAGTGATTCTCGATACACTTGGAAATTTGCTCTTTATGTAAAGTTGTCAAAAAAACATATAGAATTGACAAAAACAATGTGGTAAATTAGTATCATGAAGAATAGCAGAGAGAAAACCTCTGCTTTTTTTGTGCATTAAAAAGGAGGTGAGGATATGTGGTAGTTGTTGAACCAATCAGAAATAGAGATGATGTTCAGCTTATGATTGAATGGCTGACGTTACACAGCGCAGTCAAAGAGTCGGATAGACAACGTAACCTCATGCTCTTTTTATCTGGTGTTAATCTAGGGTTTCGTATTGGTGATATCGTCAAACTAAAAGTAAAGCACGTTAAAGGTTGGCACGTCCAGATCGTCGATGAAAAGACAGACAAGCCAACCAAACGAAAGATGCCAAAGAAATTCAAAAATGCTATGAGGCAGTACATCAAAGATAAGAAAGATGAAGACTTCCTCTTTCCAAGCCGAAACGGAAAGCATCAGCATATAAAACCTAACACAGCTTATAAGATTATCAAAAGAGCTGCTGAAGAAGTTGGTCTTGAAAACATAGCTACTCACTCGATGAGAAAGACCTTTGGCTTATTCATGTACGAACAAACCAAGGATGTCGCTCTGATAATGGACCTACTGAACCATTCAAGTCAAAGCATTTCACTAAGATACATAGGCAAAAACCAAGATTCACAAGACCGAGCCATGACGAAGTTTCAGGGCTTTTAATTTTTTTATTTTACTATCAATTCATTGTTTTGAGGTTATGATGATTTCATTTTATGTATGCAGGATAAACGCTTGATAAATCTGAGTTAAAACTCATGTAGCGAATTCACTAGAATATGTAAAACAAGGAATTGAGAGAGTAAAATTAGAGAGGTTTACAAAAGTATGTTAGGTTTAATAAGAGAATTGATTTACAAGATACGAAGCAGAGATAACAGAGAATATTTTCCTGACTCTCAAACTAAAGAATCAATTATGCGATTCCAAAAAGCAGCTAAGCAAACCTTAATTAGTTCTGACGATTTTGCTAAACTCTTTTGGAAATCAAGAGGGTAATCTTTTGAAAATAGAAGTTGCAACTAGAGCAGGCCGAACAGAGTTTTATAATTCTGGTGAATGGAGAGAACTTCGAAAGCTTGCACTCGAACGTGATCACTCCGAATGTGTTTGGTGCAAAGACGAAGGCAAAGTCACGAGAGAGAACTTAGAGGTTGACCACATCAAGGAGCTGGAGTTCTATCCAGAGTTCGCTCTTGACTTAGACAATCTTAGAACTCTATGCAAAGAATGTCATAATAAACGTCACGGTCGTTTCCAATTTCGAAAATCCAAAAAAATGATTGAGAAAAATTTCAGAACAGATGAATTTTGGGGATGACAACACCCCCCGGTCAAAAAAATCCAGTGTTTTTAAGGTTTTGGGAACCGGTGGGAGGGGTTAACTGTCCAAATTTTTAACGAAAAATTAAAGGGGGTGGGGGGTAATGGAAGAATACTCAGAAAAAAATATAAAAGAATTAGAAAATCAGCTACTTTCTAAAATCGGCTATTTTAGTCCTAGAAAAAAGGATGCGATCCAGTACGAAAAAGTGAATCGTTATCTTTATCTCGTCAGACTGCTCTATGAGCTGAAAGCCAAACTTCATGAAGACGGATTGGTCATCACTGTTCACAATGGGCAGCAGAGATTCCAAAAAGCGAATTCTCTCATCAAGGAAATCAACACAACAAGTAATCAGCTTTTAGCGATTGAGCGATCGTTTGATTTTGAGGTTGAAAATTCTCCTGTTGAGAAACCGACGTCTGGAAGTGATCTGTTATGATTTCTCATCCGCTGGTTGATGACTACATCAAAATGGCCGAGAGTGGAGAAATCGTCGTCAACAAAGAAAGAAAGCTGCTGTTTAAAATTATCAAGGAAAAAATCTATCCTCGTGATGATCTATATTTTGATAATGACTTAATTGACAAATTCATTCGGTTTGCGGAAAAGAACTTTTTCCCTTTGGCCAAGTATCAACTTTTTTTGGTTCCATTTATTTTTCTTTTTAGGAAAGAGGACGGGGAGCCACACTTCGACGAGTATCTATATACTTTAGCTCGTGGGGGTGGTAAGAATGGTTTCATGTCTGCCAGGTCTTCGTTCTTTATCAGTCCTATCTACCCTATCAGAGATTATGATGTAACTATCACCGCTAACTCTGAGAAACAGGGGAAGGTGTCATTTGAGGAAGTTTATGAGACCATTCAAAGGCGTGGTCTTGAGGACCATTTTTATCTAACTAAAATGTCTATCACAGGTCGAGCGAATAACTCGGTCTTTTCTTTTCGGACGAATAATCCGAAAACGATGGACTCTGCTCGTGATGGCTGTCTTGAGTTTGATGAGATTCACCAATTTGAAGATGATAAGGCCGTGAAGGTTCAACGGTCTGGTCTTGGTAAGATTGCTCATGCTCGGACTTTCTACAACGGGACGAATGGATATGTGCGTGAGGGATTCTATGACAAGTTGATAGAGAAGTCTATGCAAATCTTGAATGGAGAAGTTGATGATTTCAGGCTATTCCCTTTTATCTGCAAGCTAGACAGTGCGGATGAGGTGGATGATATGAAGAACTGGCCAAAAGCAAATCCGATGTTAGATGAAAACACTCCTTACGCCAAAAGGCTTCTTGCGAGAACCAAGGCTGACTATGATGACCTTGAGTTGGAGCCGTCTGGCCGTCAGGAGTTCATGACAAAACGAATGAACCTTCCTGAAGCGGACCTTGAGAAAGATGTAACCTCTCGGGATAAGTTAGTAGCTTGCCTACGGTCTCCTGGTATCGACTTGAAAGGTCGCTCATGTGTTGCAGGGTTTGACTATGCAAGTATCCGAGACTTTGCAAGCGTTGGTTTGTTGTTTAAGAATGGGGATGAGTTCATCTGGAAACAACATTCATTTGCTCGCAAAGCATTTTTGAAAGCTTTCAAGCTAAAAGCACCTATTGAAGAATGGGCTGAAAAAGGCTTGTTTACAATCGTTGATGGTCCGAGTATTGATCCTAGACTTTTGATCGCCAAGCTGGAAGAATGGAGAAATCTTTATCAGATTGAACTTGTATGCGCCGATGGCTTTAGAATGGACTTGCTGAAACCTCTTTTGGAAGAGGCTGGATTTGAATATGAGTTCTTACGGAATCCAGGGGCGATTCAATCCAAGGTGGCGCCAATCATCGAAGATGGATTTGCAAATGAGCGTTTTGTCTTTGAGGGTGATAACTCTATGATTTGGTATACAGATAATACCTACGTTAAAGAGGACAAAGATGGCAATAAGCGTTTCTTGAAGAAAGAACCTGTCAGAAGAAAGACGGATGGTTTCCATGCCTTAATTGCTGCTCTTTACAAGCGAGAGCTTGTGCAAGAGTCGAATGTTGGGGAATTCCTTGACATGATTGATAGTTGGGATTTTTAACATAAGAATAAATTTTGGGTGGGTGGTCGGCAGAAAATAAAAGAAAGGAGGAAGTGCATTGGGGTTACTGAATTTATTTAAGCGTGAAGTACCAGAGGTTGGTTTTGAGTTCGAGGATCTTGAGCGGATGTTTGGTAATCTGCAACTTAAAAGCTTAGCGATTGATAAGTCTGCGGAATTTATCGCTCGGATTTTTGCAAAATCAGAATTCAAGTATCTCGAGGATGGAAAAGCTAAATTTTCTGATTGGAACTACTTGCTGAATGTAAGACCGAACAAGAACGAATCTGCGTCAGAGTTTTGGCAAAAGGTCGTATACAGGTTGATTACAAAAAACGAGGTCCTAATCTTTCTTACAACTGATGATCAGTTGCTTGTTGCTGACTCTTATACACGGACTAAATATGCTGTTTATGATGATGTGTTTGAGTTTGTAACTTGTAGAGGTTTCACGTTTGAGAAGCGTTTTCGGATGAGTGAAGTCATTTTCTTACAGTACAACAATAATCGACTGCAAGATTATATTTCTGACTTATTTGCTGATTACGAGAAGTTGCACACTCGTTTGGTCGAGGCCTTGGCTAGGAATAATCAAATCAGAGGAACTCTCAAAACAAAAAACAATGGGAGTTTTAATGAGCAGATGCGTGATAAACTCCAATCATATGCTGATGGTCTCTTTAAATCATTTAGCACCAAGACGATTGCCATTGTTCCAGCACAAGATGGAATGGAATACACTGAGCATACGAATACAACAGGGACTTCAAATATTTCTGTTGACGAGTTGAAGAAACTTCGTTGGCAGTTTGATGATGAGGTCGCTGATGTCTTAGGGATTCCAACAGCTTTAATTCATGGCGACATGGCCAATCTGGAAAATAGTCAAAAGATGTTTAATAGTTATTGCTACCAATCACTTGTTAAGAAAATGAGTGATGGGCTTAATTTCGCTTTAGTATCAAAACGGCAATACGAGCGCAATAATCTATTTGTAATCATTGGCGAAGGTCAAAAAGATAAGTTTGCACTTGCTGAAAACATTGACAAACTTATTTCTTCTGGAGCGATGACTCGAAACGAGGTGCGCTCTGAACTTGGCTTAGAATCTGTCCCTGGTGGCGATAAATTCCTCATCACCAAAAACTATCAACTTGGTGAACAGTTAGAGAAAGGAGGTGAGAAAGAAGATGAAAGTAATTCCGATTAAGGGTACGATTATTTCTAACGATGATCGATGGATTTATGACTTGCTTGAGTGGGAAGCTACCGCTCCAAAAGATGTCGTCCTTCCTGATAGTGGTGAACCGATTGAGGTTCATATCAATTCGGGAGGAGGGGATGTTTATGCTGGTAGTGAAATCTATACCGCTCTACGCTCGTATCCTGGTGACGTGACTGTGAAGATTGTCGGCATTGCAGCAAGCGCTGCTAGTGTCATTGCTATGGCAGGAGACACGGTTGAAATCAGTCCGACCGCTCAAATCATGATCCACAACGTTTCAACGAAAGTAAATGGAGACCATAATGCCTTGCTTCATGAGGCTGGTGTGCTAGAAGGATTTAACAAATCTATTGCTAGCGCTTATGTCCATAAGACTGGCAAGGCTCTAGATGACTTGCTTGACTTGATGAACAAGACTACCTGGTTTGATGCTGAATCAGCTTTGAATCATGGATTTGTAGACAAGATTATGTTTACAAATGAAGTCGCTCCGGCTCTAGTAGCAAGTGAAACTCCTATGATTCCAAGTAATTTTATCGAGAAAATGAGATCAGCAATGACACCAGATATTGATAAAATCGCTGAGTTGGTGGCTGATAAGCTAGAAGCTCGACAAATTGAAAAAGAGACTTTCGAAAATAGCGAATTTGTACAGAAGAAATTCAATTTTCCAGAAAGTCCAGAAAATAACACAGACAAGGCTGTTCCTAAAGGGTTCGGTCTTTTTATGTTTTAAGAAAGGAAAAAACAGAATGACAATGCAATTATCTAACCAATTTGAAAAACAACGTCAGGCATTTTTGGATGCCGTTGCAAATGGTGCACCTCAAGAAGAACAAGCGAAGCTATACAATGAAATGATTGAGTCTATGACAAATGAAATGATGGCTCAAGCTCGTGATGCTGCTCGTGAAGAAGTTTCAGCCTTGAATCCTTACGATGCTAAGCTGACTGCTGAAGCTCGTGAATTCTTCAATAATATTGATAAAACTGCACCTAAGGGAGTTGAAAAACTCTTCCCACAAGAAACGATCGACCGTATCTTTGAAGATATGGTTATGGCACGTCCACTCCTTCAGCATATCGGCCTTAAAAATGCTGGTATCCGTTTGAAATTCCTCAAATCAGAGCAAACTGGTCAAGCTGTTTGGGGTAAAATCAATTCAGAAATCGAAGGACAACTTAAACAAGAATTCAACGATGAAGAAGCAATTCAACACAAATTGACTGCTTTCGTTGTAATTCCAAAAGATGCTGAAAAATTTGGTCCAGCTTGGTTGCAAAAATTTGTTTCTGCACAAATTGCAGAAGCCTTTGCGGCTGCTCTTGAAGCTGCTTTCTTGAACGGTGATGGTGACAACAAACCCATCGGTCTTTCTCGTACTCTCTCAGGGACTGTTGAAAGCAATAAGACAACTTATGCTGAAAAAACAGCTCAAACTGCTAAGTTGACTTTTGCTGACTCAGCAACCGTAGTCAAAGAATTGACAAATGTTTACAAACATCACTCTGTAAAAGCGGACGGAACAACTCCAGTTGCAGTAGAAGGCAACCTTGTGATGGTTGTTAACCCAGCTGATGCTTGGGATGTAAAGAAACAATACACTTCATTGAATGCTCAAGGAGTTTATATCACTGCGATGCCATTTAACCTTATCTTGGTTGAATCCGTGGCGCAGACTGCTGGTAAAGTAACTACATTTGTCAAAGGTCGTTATGATGCCTTTGTCGGTGGCGGTATTTCATTCGGTCGCTACACAGAAACCTATGCTTTGGAAGATTTGAACCTCTACACTGCTAAGCAATTTGCTTATGGTAAGGCTCACGATGAAAAGACTGCAGCAGTCTGGACTCTACAACTTCCTCAAGCCTAATCTAGGAGTTGAGCCATGACTCTCGAAGAACAACTTCATCCGCTCCTAAAATCTTTCAAGGAGCGGATGAGGATTTTTCATAATGGGGAGGATGCAAACCTCTCAAAAATGTTGGAAAGTTCTGAGTCAGCCATTCTCAGTCTGGTCGGTAGTAAGGACTCTGCTAATCCACGAGTGAGAGAGCTTATTTTAGAACGTGCTCGATATGTCTACAATGATCAAGTTGAATTTTTCTACGGGAACTTTCAAGGGGATTTGATGGCATTATCACTAGAAAATTACAAATTGGAGGAAAAACATGATTAAGGTTTTAAAAGGATTTTATGACCTCAAAGAAGGGGTATATCGTTCTACTGGCCAAGAATTTGAAGCGACAAAAGAGCGCTTTGATGAAATCGACGGGGCGCTTCCTGGCTTTGTTGAATGGACAGAAAAACAACCAGAAGTAACAATTCCTGATGTCCTATCAGACTAATCGCCCTAGCTATCGATATAAAAAGCCTGAGGCTCAAAATGGAGACCTGAGAACCCCCTTGACTTTCTATACTTCTAAAGTCGAGGAGGGGCTTCATGGTCGCGATGTGTCTCATGAGAAGGCTTTTTTTACGATGGGCCAAGTTTACTACCCTAGTTTCAAAGACATCGAGATTGCAACTGGTAAGTCTATGCAAGCTAAGATGACTTTGAAAATTAGAGATCCTTTATCTGATTATCAGCCTAAAAATGAGCATTTTGTCGAAGTCGGAGATATTCGTCTAGGCGGCAAGAAATGGCAAATTATCGATGTTCGTCCTGATTTTGACAATCGGGATTTTTTGATAGTTGTTATTGGTGGTGGTCAAGATGTCTAGTGGAGCAGAATTGAGAGGTTTCGACGATGTTTTGAGAAACATCGAGGTACATCTTGGCAATAACAAGGTCAAACGTGCTACTAGTCGAGCCTTGAAGGCAGTCGCAAACGAGACTCTAGAAGAGTTCAAAGGTGCTCTGCAGGTCTATAAAGATACCGGAGAAACCATCGAAAGTACTACTGCTGGACGTGTGACGGGTCTTGCTAGTGGTGTTCCTGTTGTGAAAATCGGTTTTGGTGAGGGTTCTCGCTGGCGTTTGGTTCACTTGAATGAGTTTGGATATGGTAAGAATCCACATCCAAGAGGATTCGGTGTTATCAGACGGTTTTCAGAAGCTCATGCCAAAACATACAAATACAGAATCGCTAGTCATTTGAAGACGGAGGGGTTTTAGATGGTTAAAGATAAGTTTGATGAACTTTACGAAGCTTTGAAAAAAGATGAGTCTTTAGCTGGAATCAGTATCAAATCTTTTAATCGTCCAGACACGCTACCAATCAATGAGACTAGTATCGTCATTAGACCAGTTGGTCCGCCGATGCAGACGGCTCATGGTAGTAATACGAGCCTGGCTAAGACATTTCTCTATCAGGTCAATGTAGAGTCTAAAAATTATATGGAGTGCAAAGAACTCCAAAGAAAAATTGAAAAGATTATGGAAGACCAGGGATTTTATCAAACCGCTGGTGGTTTGGATGACTGGATTCCAGAAATCAAACGCTATGTAGATGCTCGGACCTACAAAGGTCGAAGTGCTCTATACGAAGAATACTAAATTAAAGAAAGAGGTGCTATAAATGGCATTAGTTGGTTTTAAACGCATGACAATTCGTGTGTTGGATGGGGAAGCTACTCCAACACTTGGGAAAAACCTTTTTGTGGTAGAAGGTAAAGCCGGGGAGGGGGCGACTCGCACTGCTAAGATTACAGGACTTTCAAGTGAACCTGTCAAAACGTACGGAAGCGATGTCGCTTATTTCACATCAAAACGTGGTGTAGGTGATGTGAAGATGGAAATGACAGCTGTTGACATTCCTCACATGGTCCTTGCCAAAATCCTTGGACATGTAGTTAAGGACGAAATCGTTTATATTGGTGAGAATAGCGATGCTCCACTTTGTTCAGTTATGCTTGAATCTAAAACAGCAAACGGCACGAAAGCGCAAGTCGGTTTCTTCAAAGGTAGCTTCTCAATGGATGCTGAAGAATTTGAAACTCAGAAAGAGAAGCAAGAAGAGCTTCCAGACGATAACTTGAGCTTCTCAGCCATTGCAAGCGATGATGAAGAAATCAAAGGCAATTACTATGGCAAGTACATTGGTAATGACGAAGAAAAAATCAAGAAACTCAAAGGTCAACTTAAAATGGTTGCTGCAGGGTAGGAAGAGGGCGCAAGCTCTCTTTTTATCTTTTTTCTAGAAAGGAAAGTATATGGCTAAGGTTAAATTTTTAATTAAAAATGAGAAAGGTCAAGATGTTCAAAAGACAAGTAAGGAAATTACTACTAAGGACTATCGTGACTACCTGATTCTCAATGAAGCACTATCTTCTGACTTGTCCGAAGTTGAAAAGCTAGACAAGCAATTGGAATTTATCGCCTCATTGTTTGAAGATTTGGAAGTGGAAGAACTTTTGAAATACACAGACATGGCGGATATTTTTGCGGTATTTGCAGACATCTACTCTCATTTGGTGGGTGATGTTGACCCAAAGGAGAAAAAATAAAGCCGAGTGAAGCACTGAAACGGTTTTATGGTTTTGTCAAACAAGCAACTGAAGGACCATACGGCATGAGTATCCGTGATGTTATGGATACGAGCTGGGAGGACCTGATGGGCGTTCTTGGTGAAACTGAATCTGCTAAAGCTGAGGAAGTCATGGATCTTGCTGACTTTCTAGAAATGATTTAAAAAGGAGGATTTGAATGGCAGGTGGAACGCCGTTAGGTCAAATGTATATCGAGCTAGGGCTGGACGTGTCGAAGTTCAATCCTACTCTAAATGGTGCTAAGAATGCGGTTAAATACTTTCAAAGCAATGTAAAGGCGCTAGACAGCTCCCTTAAAAACAATGGGAAAAACACAGACTTGCTTCAAGCTAAGTACAAGACACTTGGTCAAGCGATTGAAGCGCAAAAAAGTGTTTTGGACCAGATGAAGAAAAGCTTTGACGCTCTCGAACCTGGTACGGCTAAATTTGACAAGGCTGCTGCTGAGATTGAACGTGAGAATGCTAAGTTGGCAGCTATGGAAGGTCAACTCCGTAACGTGCAACAAGCTTTGATAGCGGTAGGCAAGGAGAATAGCTTTGCGAATCGCATCAATAAATTTGGTGACGGACTCATCAAAAGCGGCGATAAAATCAAGACTTTTGGTGACAACGTTTCGAGCTTGGGAAGTAAGCTGACTACTGGCTTGACTCTTCCGTTGGTTGCGAGTGTTGGGCTTGTCACGAAAGCTGCATCTGACTATGAATCTGCTTTTGCAGGTGTCAAGAAAACGGTAGATGAGACCGCAACCGTATCCTACAAGAACTTATCTGATGGTATTCGTCAAATGGCTAAAGAATTGCCAGCTAGTGCTGTTGAAATCGCAAATGTAGCAGAAGTTGCTGGTCAGCTAGGTATCAAGGCAGAGGATATCCTTACCTTCTCTCGAACCATGATTGACATGGGAGAATCAACGAACTTGAGCGCCGAAGAAGCTGCGACAGCCATTGCCAAGATTGCGAATATCCTCGGTTTAACATCGGACGAATATGGCCGATTTGGTGCGTCAGTAGTAGATTTGGGTAACAACTTTGCGACAACTGAAAAAGATATTGTTGAGATGACCAACCGTTTAGCAGCAGGAGGAAAACTAGCTGGACTAACTGCTCCTGAAATCTTAGGTTTGGCTACTGCAATGAGTTCGGTTGGTATCGAGGCTGAGGCTGGTGGTACTGCAATGACTCAAACTCTCACAGCTATTGGTAATGCGGTCTCATTGACTACTAAAGACTCAGCAGATGATTTGGCGTTGATCGCTAAAGTAGCTGGTACTACTTCAGAGGAATTCCAAAAAGCGTGGAAAGAGAAACCTGCTGAAGCTTTGCAAGCCTTTATTAAAGGTCTTAACACAGCTCGCGAGCAAGGTGCGAATATGGATGCTATCCTGATGAAATTAGGCATGACTGGTGTTAGACAAGGAAATATGCTTAAATCTCTGGCCTTATCATCAGATAAAATGAGTGCAGCAGTCGAACGGTCTAATCAAGCCTGGAAAGACAATACTGCTCTTACCAATGAAGCCAATAAACGATATGAAACCACAGAATCACAATTGAAGATGTTCAAGAACCAGGTAACTGACTTGGCTATTGAATTTGGGGGTCCACTTTTGAAGGCTCTCCGT